GTCGGTGTTTAGTTTCCCTCCACCAACTCCAATCGCAAACAGCATCGTGGTCAGCCCTTCCGATCCGTATGTCGTTCCTAATAACAACAGTCGCAACACGATTGCCCCTACTGCTAATTTTTTGATAAACATCTTCGTGCCACTTCTGGATAACGAAGGTAACCTCAATGGTATTGAAGAGATGCTAGTTGCTATGTTCAATAAACTAGCAGCATCTTCTATCGTCTATAATGTAGGAGACGTGAGCGCACCAAGCGTTCTCAATGCTGCAACAGGCGATCTCTTGACTTGCACAATGCAAGTCTCAATCCTTACGAGTTGGAGTTAGTATGACTAATTTAGTCGAATGGAATAAAGAAAATGATGCGTTCCTAGCCAAAATTGGTCAGAAGCCATCTGTAGAAGCACCAGCACCAAAACCTACTAAGAAAGATGAGGAATAATCCGCATGGCAGTATATATGAGCAACGGAGTGGTTCTTACTGTAAATGCGGTAGACCTCTCAACATTGGTCAGTTCAGTCACAATCAACCGTACATTTGATGAATTAAGTGTCACAGCCATGGGCGATTCTGGAAATCGTTATGTCAAAGGCCTAGAATCTTCAAGCATCTCTATTGAATTCTTCAATGATGCAGAATCAGCTAAAACACTTCAGACATTGAACACACTATGGGGAACCAACACAACAGTTACAGCAAAGCAGACTTCTGCTGCAACTGCTGCAACAAACCCTCTTTACACAATGACATGCCTTGTAAACAACACAACACCAATCAACGGTGCAGTTGGAGATCTTTCAACTCAATCAGTTACTTGGAATGTGTCAGGCACAATCGCAATCACCACTTCATAATCGAATAGAAAAGGGCTAAAACAATGGCAAAACTCAAAGTAACAAGGGCCGATGGACAAGTAAACGAGTATGAAATTACTCCATTGCTTGAATATAGCTTTGAACAATATGCTAAAAAAGGCTTTCACAAAGCCTTGATTGAAGATCAGAAACAGACAGATGTCTATTTCTTGTGTTGGGAAGCGATACGTCGTTCGGGTGAAACAGTCAAACCTTTCGGGGAAGGATTTCTAGAGACCTTGAAATCAGTCGAGGTCCTAGAGTCTGACCCTTTAGGGTAGATCGGAACTCCCTCACCTATCTCGCAGCTTGGCTAAGCCACGAGTATGGAGTTCCGTTTCAATCCATTGTTGAACTATCTTCAATGGCTTTCAAAGCACACATAGAGGTGCTGAAGGATTTAGCGAAAGAGAGAGAAGATGCCAGTCGTAGAGCTCAGAGGAAACGCTGAACTACGCAAAGCCCTTCGCCGATTTGCTCCTGACCTTGAAAAGACTTTGCGTAAAGAACTTGCGGCTGCTTTGATGCCTGTTGTAAAACAGGCTAGAGGATTTGTAACTACTCAATCACCTATGTCTGGATGGGAAGGTGGCACACTTTCTGGAATTACTAAATATAGCTCTATGTTTAGAGTTGGACAATTCCCTCTTTACAATGCTAATGAAATCAAACGCGGTATTGGTTATACAACTTCTGTAGGCAAAGTCAATCGTAATGGTTTTTCATCTATGGCTGCTATTCAAAATAAATCAGCAGTTGGTGCTATCTATGAAGGTGCTGGTCGTGTCGGGCCACAACGCTGGGTAGGCCCTAAAGCTGGTGGCAGCAGCAAAGGTGTAAGTAGATCATCTAACCCTAATGCTGGTCGTCAGTTCCTTAATAACCTTCCACCATTAGCGTCAAGTCTAAAAGGTAGAGGTCGTTTGATTTATCGTGCATGGGGAGCCAATCGTGGTCTAGCAGAAGGTGCAGCCATGAAGGCAATTGACAAAGCACTTACACAATTTAGATCCAGAGCAGCCACCACTACATTTAGTAGAGTCGCATAATGCAAGCCAAAGAAGAAATCGTAATTGGTAGTAAGTTTGATGCCAAAGGATTCAAGCAAGCAGAAACTGCTGTATCTAAATTAAACAGTCAAGTCAAGACATTAGCAGGCTCACTTGGTATCGCTTACGGTACTCAGGCCCTTGTTCGCTTCGGCAAAGCAGCAGTTACTGCATTTTCACAAGATGAAGCATCAGCTAGGAGACTATCTACTGCGGTCGATAACCTAGGCATTGCCTTTGCTAATCCTGCTATTGATAAGTTTATTTCAAACCTTGAAAGTTCAGCAGGAGTTGCAAACAACACATTACGACCTGCATTCCAAGCTTTACTTACAACTACTGGATCACTGACACAATCACAAAACCTGCTCAATAATGCGATAACAATTAGTCGTGCCAGTGGTATTGATTTAGCCACAGTCTCACAAGATTTAGCCAATGGTTATGTAGGTATAAGAGGAGCACTTAGAAAGTACAACACAGGACTGACACAGTCAGAACTAAAGACCAAGTCATTCTCTGACATTCTTGGCAAACTCCTAAAGCAGTCCACAGCCGCAGCTAATGCCTACATGGACACAACATCATTCAAGTTTGATGTTCTAGGCGTAGCAGTCGATAACGCCAAAGAAAAAATTGGCAAGGGTCTCGTCGATGCCTTTGCTCGCATGGCTGGTGGCACTGAGACAAGTGATGCAGTCAAAGCAATCAATAGCATTGCTACTGGTATCAATGGCATCACACTAGCCACAGGTACTGCAATTGGTGGTATTACAGGCGTTCTAGGATTATTGAAAAATCTACCTAAAAACATCTTTGGCGGTTTTGCTGGGAAAGTTGGTGGACTGCCAGCACCTAAACCATCTGGTCCTACTAAAGAAGAAGTTGATGAAAAGAAGCGAAAAGAACGTCTTGCCAAACTTGAAAGAGATGCAGATAAAAGAGCCAAGGCATTAGCTGCTGCTCAAATCAAAGCACAAAAAGCTCTAACAGAAGAACAAAAGAGACAGGCTCTCGTCAAGAAAGCCTCAGGCATCTTTGACCTAGATCAGATACAAATTGCTGCTGCCCTAAAAGGTAAGATTTCAGAAGAAGAAAAGAAACGCCTTGAATTGCAGGCAGCCATTATTGGTGGCAACAGCACTGAAATTATGAAGGCTGCTAATGAACTACTAAAAGTTGAAGGCATTACTGCTGGTCTTACAATCTGGCTGAGAGACTTGCCTAAGGCTAAGAACCCGTTTGAGGACTGGATTAGTTACCTTGACGAAGCGCAGCGCAAGGCTGCTATCTTGGCTGCAACTCTTGGCATGAAACAAAGCGCAGCAGCTGCTGCTGCCGCAGCAGAGACAAATGCAAACAAAGATATTCCATCTACAAACACGCTTCCAAGCCTTCCTTCAGTCAGTGGTCAGTTTGACAGTGCTTATCGCGGACAAGCAGGTGGCCTTGCAACTAATCTACCAACGGTAGTCAATATCTATCCACAAGGTAACGTCATCACAGAGCGCGATCTTGCAACAATGCTAGGTGCATCTTTAGAAACATCTTCACAATCAGGCGGTTCAGGCGGTAGTTGGTCTGGCGTTAGGGTTCTCTAGTGGCATTGCCAGCAACTCTCAATGTTTCCATCAACTTCTCAAATGGTCCTCAATTCGGAAATCCGTTTACTCTAGATGATCCGATTTATGGCAAGCTTGGCGGTACTGGCGTTCTTGCTGACAATACTGCATATATTCTCGATGTCAGCGATAGTACCGTAAAGATAGACACCAGACGGGGCAGAAACATCAACCAAGACCTCTATGAGGCTGGTACAGCAGTTGTGAGAGTTCTCGACCCTCAGGGGATATTCGACCCCCAGAACTTATCCTCACCGATTTTTGGCCTTATGCAACCACTGCGCAAGATACGCATTAGCGCTACTCAAACATCTAGTTCAAACACTTACTGGATATTCTCAGGATATACAACTGACTATCGCTACACCTATCCAGTAGGGCAAGAAATTGCCTATGTGGACATTTCAGCAGTTGATGGTTTCCGCTTGTTCAACATGTCTAACATTACGACAATCACAGATGGTACTGCGTCACAAAGCACTGGCACAAGAATGGGCAAACTGCTTGACATGGTTTCTTGGCCATCAAATATGAGAACCTTGGCAACAGGTGACTCAACCTGTCAGGCTAGTTCTGTTGATACCAGTGTTAGATCAGTGCTACAAAGTGCGAGGAACATAGAGCAATCTGAGTACGGCGCTTTCTACATGGATGTGCTTGGCAATGCAGTGTTCAAGTCTCGTTCACAGGTTCTAGCAGCTGCTGCTGCCGCATTTACAGTATTCAACCAAGATGGCACTGGCATCAATTATGCAAACGTGGCATTCGCCTTTGACGATAAGCAAGTAGTCAATAACGTGTCAGTTCAACGCACTGGTGGAGCAGTCCAGACTGCCAGCGATGCGACAAGCATTACGACTTACTTCACTCATAGCCTTTCATACTCCAACCTAATCGTTGAAACGGATGCTCAGGCGCTAAACATTGCTCAGGCCTACGTTGCATCCCATAAAGACACAACAATCAGAATCGACTCATTGACCCTTGACCTAATGACTGCTAACTATGACGCAGGGGTTACAGCAGCTCTTGACCTTGATTACTTTGACCAAGTGCAGATAACTAACCTGCAACCTAGCGGATCTACAATAACTAAGACTCTCCAAGTCCAAGGCATCGCCCATGCGATTACACCAAACACATGGAGAACCACCCTAACCACGCAAGAACCTATTATCGATGGATTCATTATAGGAAGTTCCTTATACGGTATCCTTGACACTAGCGTTTTATCATACTAAGGAGTAATAAATGGCAGCAGGATTAGGCTTCAAAACCTTCGCCACTGGTGACGTTCTATCAGCTGGTGACACCAACGGGTACTTGATGCAGGGAGTATTGGTCTTTGCTGATGCAGCTGCCCGTACTGCTGCGGTCACTTCACCACAAGAAGGACAGACTTCATATCTCAAAGACACTGACGTTATTCAGGTTTATAGCGGTTCAGCGTGGGTTACTAAATCTGGTGGTGCATCACCACTTACAACTAAGGGTGATTTATACACATTTACGACAGTTGATGCGCGCTTAGGCGTAGGTACAAATGGCCAAGTGCTCACAGCAGATTCAACAGCAGGCACTGGTCTTGCTTGGGCTGCATCCTCAGGTATGACACTTTTGAACGCAGGTGGAACCGCACTCACAGGTGCGACAACTACCGTTTCGTCAATTCCTGCCACATACACAAACTTACAAATCTATGTGAAAGATTTTTATCCAAGTGCCGATGGACTTACAAAGTTAGTAATCAATGGCGATACAACTGCTGCTAATTATATTTACACAGGTTGGCGAGCAAGAACAAGCAGTCTAGCCTTAGACAATGGCGCAGATAACAGATTATCTTTGTTTGCGGTTGATGGTACAAGTGCTTCCAATTTTGTATCTATAACAATCGGTCTTTATGCTGGCAGCAATCAAAAGCAATTCGTTGCAGATATGAATTACAAATCTGATAACGGAACAGAAGCAGGAAATAACGTTGTTACAAAATGGGCAAATACTGCAGCTATTAATTCAATCGGAATAAACACAGACACAGGAACCTTTTCTGGTGGCACAATGTATGTATATGGAGTCAAATAATGAGTAAACCAATGATTAGAATCCACGATTTAGAAACTAATGAAATTGTAGATCGTGAAATGACTGAGGCAGAATTTCAAAAATACACAACAGAAAAAACTCTTAGTGATGCAGCGAAGGCTCAGACACAAGCTAAAGAGGCAGCGAAGGCTGAACTCTTGGCTAAGTTAGGTATCACAGCAGAAGAAGCTGCACTGCTACTTGGATGAAACCAAGACTAAGTAAAGCTGCTGCACAACTTAGATTGCAGATAGATGATTCCTTCGCGGATAGAGATAGAACATCAGACGGCTGGGTTGGGGATACCCGACATAATCGAGTTGTCTCTGATCACAATCCAGATGCTGAGGGTTGGGTACGCGCCATCGACATTGATGCTGACTTGTCCAAGCAAAAAGGGCAGTCCGTATATCTGGCAGATCAGATACGACTTGCTGCTAAGAATGGCGAACGGCGAATTACTTACGTTATCCACATGGGAAAAATTGCTAGTTCAAAGAAGCGTTGGGCTTGGCGTCCTTACAAAAACATCAATGCTCACAACCACCACATTCACATCTCGTTTGCGAAAGAAGCTGACACTGATGGTGAGTTTTTTCAGATACCTATGCTAGGAGGAACAGAATGAATATGAAGAATCCATACATACTAACAGCAGGCGCATTTCTATCAGCTTGGGCTGCATCAAACTTTGCTGCTGATTACCGTTCAATTCTGTGGGCTATCCTTGCAGGCGTATTCGGATACGCGACACCTAAACGATGAGCCAAGAAGATTTCTTCACGTTCTACATATCCACACTTGCAATCGTAGGTGGTCTTGCTGGCTATGTCATTACACATCTGCTTAGTGAAATAAAGAGACTCAATCAGCGAGTCGATGAGATTTACAACATACTTCTAGAGCGATAATTATCGACATGGCAAAGACTAAGAAGGTCATAGACCTAGACACTTATTCTAAGTTAGATGCATACAGTATTGCCATGCATGAGTTCTATAAAAGCCTTCGCAGGGCTGGTTTCGCTGTTGATTTATCTTTAGCCATCATCTCAGATCGTGCAACTTATCCTGATTGGCTACTGCCTGCGTTGCCTAACAAGATTGACTCTATCCCATACGAAGATGATGAGGATGAATGATTCAACGCACTGTAGTCGTTTCAGATTTACAGGTTCCGTATCACGATGAAGTCGCAGTCAAAAACCTTGGGGCGTTTATCCGCGCTTGGAAGCCTCACAAAGTCGTCACGATTGGCGACGAAATCGACTTACCACAAATCTCACGTTGGACAGAAGGAACGCCAGGCTGGTACGAGCAAACTCTTGGAGAAGATCGCGACCTTGCTGTTCAGACATTAT